TGTATTTTCAACTTTATTTCTAGAACTTGTAATTCTTTCTATAGTGCAACTTTTGCACTCATATGAATATGATGACGGAAGAGATCCTCTATCTTTTCTTGTTAGATAATAATCTTCAATCAAATTTTTTATTTTTCCACATCCCCTACATTTCCTTTCAAAAAATAATAAATGCTCTAATTCTAATTCTTTATCTAAATCCATTAATGGTATTCCCACATGTATGATCTATCACCATATTCATCCGTATACCATCTATCACCAGAATTATCTACAAAACTTTCCCCCCCATCAAGTCCATCAGCAATGAATCCAAATGGTGCCATGTCCTGTTCAATTTGATTTTTTTGTTCTTCATAAATTCTCTTACGAACATCATTGTCCGTCATTTCTTTAAAATAATCTTGAGCAACCAACCAAGAAAAGATAACAAGACACATTGCTAAGTCATCATTACATCCTTCTTCGGCTTCAAATGAATTATGCTTTTGTGCAAACGTAGTTAATTCTGCAATAATTTCGTAATCTACTGTAAGTAACTTATCATCTTCCAATAGAGTCTTTAAATTCGAGCATCCCAACTTTTTAACTGCAGCAGTCATTCTGACTCCAAGTTGAGACTTTTTACCACTAAAACCTGAACCAACAATCTGACCTGCACGACCTCTCATTGCACACATCAGAACATTATCATACTCAAGATCAAAGTGAAGAATGCTTGCGACTTGATCTCCAATATCATTAACCTCAATTAATAACCAAGCATCATTATATCCTTTTGCTACTTCATGAATTACACTTGGAAATAGCATCGGTTTAATTTCATTGTTTCTATACTTTGCTACAACTTTATATGGGAAGTTAGTAATATCAAAAACAATAAATGCCGAATAGTCATTACCAAGTCCACGAGCAACGTCTACAGTGATTAGATAGTTATTTTCCTCTTTTGGGTGCTCATATACGTCTAATCCAGCATTTCGTTTAATTGGATCCTCATAAACTAAATTTCTGAGTTTTGATGGATTGATAAGAGTGTTAACTGATCCTAAAAATTCACACTCAAACTCAACTTTGAACTGCTGTTCTGAGGTGTTAGCAATCGTCTGCTCCTTCCATGCAGTGTCCCTTCCGGGCACTTCTGACCAATGAACGTCTGTTGGTACATATTCGTTCTTACCACGCTCTGAGTCGTGCCACATGCGGTAGAAGTGGTTCATACCCCGTGGCGTGGATACGATGATTACCTTCGTGCTTTGTCCAGAAGAAATAGTAGGATAAACAGAGGCAAAGAAGTCATCAGCAATGTGATTCGGGATGAAAGCGAACTCGTCAAGAAAGATGACATTATAGGATCCGCCTCGGACAGCAGATGACGAAGTAGAGTTAGATGAAATTTTGGAGCCATTTTCTAATTCTAAAGATCCTTTGTTCCATGATATAATACCTTGTTGCATCCACTTAGGTAAATTTTCATAAGCAAGTTGTAATCTTTGAAGTAGATCTCTTGCCGTGGATGCTTTGTTTGCTAGAATAGCTATATTAACATTGTCGTTGAATACAGCATAATGTAACAAATATGAAACACAAGTCGTAGATTTACCTGTCTGACGAGGCATCTTACAGATATTAAATCTATTCTCGTGGAAGTTCTTTACAAGTTTCTCTTGAAATGGATACATCTCAAAAGGAACCAGACCGTGATCCAGAGAAACGATCTTAATATAATTCTTTGCGAAATATACAGGGTCTTCTTTACATTTTAAGAACTCAATAATCTGTTCTTCTGTAAATTCAATTTGTGTATTTGCTTTTTTTAAATTCGGATTACCAAGATAAACTTCACTCATAAAAATTACCTCTGTTCAATCCAGTTCAGAACCGCAAGTGCTGCTTTGTTAGTATTAGGACTTGCACAAACAAGAGTATAAGTATCACTGATTGTTCCAATACCACTTCTACCCAACTGAAGTGCTGCTTTAACATCAAGATCAACTAATGACCCACCACCAGCAATCACAAAACCACTCAAAAGATCAGTTCCACCAGATACTGCTGTTTGAGTTATATTATACTGCATAAAGGAGTTTGGATCTGGATGATCTACCCAAGTCCCCCCAGTCAGTGTTGCATTCTCAAGAAGTTTCCAATACACATTCGTATTATCATTGGTTGCTGCCTGTAATGATCTCAAAAGCATCACACCAGTTAGGTTATTAGATTTGAGACGAAGACTTATAATTGGATAAAATGTATTTGCCGCTGCCATCGTTGTCCCTGTGATGGGATTTGATATACTCAAAAGAGTTCCAAGTTTTTCTGGTTCTCCTTCCTGAATCAGAGAATTAGAACCCTGATACATGTAATGAGTTCCTGCAACACCAGTTACATTTTCTATCTCAAGTCTGATTGGTAAGAATGGAGTAGAACACCACACTCCTGGATTTGTATTTGAGTTCTCAAAAGTATGAGATACAACAGTCTCATTCTTCATCAACCAAGCAAATTGTACTATACCTGCACCATACCATTCATAATTGATGGAAATCATTTGTTGTTTTGTTGGATCTGCGGTCACTCCAGTCCAACCATTTCCATCAAACTTCTCACCATTCCAATCATCTCTGTATACTCTGGTTTCTGTAGTAATTCCAGTTACACTACTGCGAATTACATAAGAATATGTTCCTCCATTATCCTCAAAGAATGCACCATTATAATCATCAAACAATCCAAATCTTCTGCGAATACCTACCTGTGGAGTATCAAGACGAATCGCAAATGCAAGAGTTGCACTTCTACCAGGAATGTATCTCATCACATTCTTGGTTTGACGAATAACTTTACTACCAGCAGTAGAACCAACTTGCATCACAATATTACTGGAATTTGCATTAAATGTTGCAGTTCCTACTCCAACTACTCTTTCATCCCATACATCAGTCTCTTTACCGTACTGAAAAGTGTTAAAGAATACTGTTTGATACGGAGCAACTTTGAGACGATTGTTGTTAGAAAACTGAGGTCTCCAGTCTGTCTGGTTTCCCCAATGATCTGCGATATTAAAAACCTCAAAGAGACTTCTCTCTTGATCTAAGAAGTCTTGTGTTTTCTTATTCCACTGTGCCATAATTAATCAGTCCAAGTTAGTCTTTCTGGTTGATATCTTTGTGAATTTTTGATTCTTAAAGAACTTTGAGCTTGTGATGGATAAATGTTATGGACGATTGCTCCAGGATATTCACCCTGAAGTTGTTCTGCAAGAGCATTCTTATCCATCATAGAACCTTCTACTTCAATGCGATATAGTTTTCCTTCCCAAACTACATCAGCAAGGAAAGATTCTGTTGCTTGCTCTGGTTGAGATCCACCATTCATATAGAGATTTCCATTGAAATCTCCGGCGATATTGATGCTTTCTGATAAGAATTGTTGAAAAGATTTCATTTTAGTTACAGTTCCAACGACGAAGGGCTTTGTTGATGTTTGAATCTGAATCTCTTGCGGTTTCTGCAGAAGTAAGTTTCTCTTTCATTCCACTCATTCTACGGCAAAATGAAGCACGACGTTTTGCTCTTTTACCTTTTGGTTTCTTTTCGGTTACTGCGGTCTGAAGTTTTGAACCTGGATTCTCGCGGCGGTATGCTTTTACAGCTTTCTGACTGAGACCATCAGTTTTATCTTTACGATTAACTGATTGCCAATCTTCTGAAAGTTCTTCTCTCCAATTTGAGTATTCTTCTTTTACGCAATTTGGAACAATTTTTGGTCCTTTCTTTTTCATTCCAACTTGCTTGTATCCTTTCCAACAATCTTCGTCAACAACTGGTTGCATATGATTTGGTCCAACAATATCAATTACCTGTGCAAAAGTATTTCCGTTTGCATCTTCAATTGTTGTTGATTCATCAACTTTACCTTGTCCACTATCTAAGTAATCTGCGGCGGTATCAATATAATCTGCTGCTTTAGTGATCTTTGATTGTACCCATGCCTCAAGACTACCTTCACCTTTACCAACTTTTTTCTTCAATCTCTTTGCTGCTGAAATAATTGTTGAAAGTTCTGAACGAGCCATGGAATACTCATGGTCTTTTTCTTCATTAGCAGGATGAACCTGAGCAATACTAAATTTCATTTGGTTATCTGTTAAACCTTGTGCTGGTTGTGAATATGCTTCCCAGAACTTAGAACCATACTTGCATTCGGACTGCATCTCGTTCTTTTTACATCCTGGGCAATATCTAACCATCTCAACTGACTCTGATTTATTGCCCCAATTTGCAGCGCCAACTTTACGACATTTGACAAGTGCTCCTGATGCATATGCACTTGGCCAAACACTATATCTCGACTTTACCTTGTTGTAGCAGGCATCTTTTTTTGCCTTCTTTTCTGCTTCTTGCAACTCAAGTTCTTCTTTCATTTTTTTCTTTGGTTTATCGGTCGAAACATAAGTTGGTTTTGCGGCACCAGATTTTTGTTGTTGACCTGGATCTGCTGATTTTTTTCTTCTTGCTGCCGAAAGTCTTTCTGCTTTTGACATGCTTGCTCTTTTTGCTGATGAAACGCATTTAGGAGTTCCTTCTTCCGGTTCATCACTTGCACATGTCCCACCAGTCACAACATTTACCCAACCTGGTTTTCCATCTTTTGATTTAGATTTGCCAAACCAATCACGAAGACCCTCCTCATTCATCTTTACATCTTTAAATTTTTTATGTTCTTTTTTTGCGGATGCTTCCATTTTTTTTAAACGAGTGTAATAATCTGGAATTTCATCTAAATGTTGAAGGGCAATATCTTTTGCAAGTTCATGATCTTTAGTATGTTCGTGCTCAATTGGTTCTCCCATATCCAGTTGCTTTTGAATGAAAGAAACATCAAGACGATGCTTCTTTGCAATCTGCTCAACTGTTTTGTGAGACTTTAATTTATGCACAATATTAATCGAATTACTCTTTATTATTTAGAAAACCTTGTTTGAGTAGTTTTGATAACTCTGCAGTTGATCCAACAAACAATGCATTGTTAGTAACATTGTTGGTAGTCTTTGGAGAATCTTCTTCAACTTCCTTCAGTTTTTTCTGAAGATCAATCAATTTATCTGTAGTATCAGCGACATTTTTGATAAGTTGTCCCGCAACTTCATATGCTCTAGGACTACCACCCTCACCAGCAAGTTCCATTATACCATTGATAGCTTCTTGACCTTTTTCGATCAAAGAATATAAATTGGCACGAGTATACTCATAATCTTTTTGTATATCATTATTAGTGTGGGATACATTTGCAATACTAGTATCCTCTGCTTTTACAATCTCAGTTTCTACATTCAGGGATTGACTGATTTTATCAAAAGTGTCACTCATAACAATTCCTTAAATATCCGTCTGCAATGTTGGGCTATAAGTCTTCGAATCTGTAAAATCTTGCCATTCTTCATTAAA